CGAAGCGAATTAGCTTCAGTTGATGCCCATCTTGGGCTAAAACCATGTGAGATTTCGTTTTGTGGCCGGGGGTGCGCTTGGGTTTGTTCACACCAGCAAGATTATGCTTCTTCAGAAGGTTCTTTTTTCTGGTCTCATGCGCCACTACTCACCATCCTTTCGTATTTAGGCCAGTTTCTGGCCATAACCTCAAACCACTCCTCCATGCCAAGCACACAATTAAAACGATTGTCCGCTGGCCACTCAGTATTAACCGCGTAGAACGGCAAACACACCTGTATAGGTTTACGATTATATTTATATATTAAAACCGGGATCTTTTCACCTGCTGATTCACACACTTGTTGGAGCCATTCTGGCTTGTAGGTCCAACCGTCCGCGTAATGTTTACATTCGACACTGTGATATGGGATGTCTATGTCCGCAAGGTTGGCCTGCTGATACTGATCTAAATTTCTCTTGCACGAAAAATTTATGTCTTGGGACTCCAACCACTCATTTATTTGAGAAACCACAGATCGTTCAAATGCAGCGCCTTTTCTACGGGAATCTGCGCCCATAGGGTACCTTATCGATTGATATAAACATGCGGCGAGTATAACATTAGCTTGCTGATGTGCCACAACTCGGCAGTGTTGTGGTTATCAGGGCCAATCCCGCGCTGACTCCCTATAAAACACCTGTGGGCGCGGACCTTAGCCGCCTTATCAACGATCTCCGGTAAGAATGTTGGTAGGGCGGCTCCTTTTTCGATGTAATTTTTTGGTTATTGAGTGCGCTGAACTCAGCTATAGCTACGCTGCCATGCGTGTTCTGGCTGAGGGGGTGTACGGGTCTCCAAAAACAAAAAAACTGTATATAAATCAAGCACTTAGGAGTCCCTTGCCTCCTGACCCGTAGACCCTCTGCTCACTGCATGCACAAGTTTGCACACATTTACACATGCTTGCACACAACAAAAAGCCTTGCAAATCAATGACTTACGGGGATTGCTCGATTTTTGGAGGATTTCTGAGCCGGGGCGGAGCGGCGGGGCAGAAATTAGGTTTTTTTTATCAGTAGTCGTTGTTTTGTGGTTCGACTTGCTCAGCGCCAAGAAGCTTGGACAATCTCTCTTTGATATCCTCGCTCGACATGGAGTCTATGTTGGCATTGATGTTGAGGTTCTGGGATCTACTGATGTTTAAACCAGCGAGTTGATTCAGCTCTTTGATCGCACTGACAGCCGCATTGTGATGTCCATCTTCAAATGCAGTCTCGGCTATCTTCCACAACATGCTGCCAGTTTTCTCTGGAGTGATCGCATACTTCTCTCTCAGCTCTTCTTGTTTGAGCCTGACAGCCTTAGTCACTTTGGGGAATGTCTTCCCATTCAGCATCTTGTTGGCAGCTGAGGATGGGAACTCGAAGCCTGCTCTTCGAGCTGCTTCTGTTTGACTGCAAGCACCTTCGGTATAATGCCAGACAAATGCATTCTGCATGGCAGTTATCCCCAGCTCTTCATCTTTATCGAATTGATCCGGTATTGCGACTAGCTTGGGCTTTTCTTTTTTCGGTCTACCTGCCATTGATCCCTCACATAGTTTGCAAAGATATTTTTCGCTTCTTCTCGTTCATATGGTTTCAGATTGTACGCCGATCTTTCTTCGCTGTTAAGGACAAACCATCGATCAAAATTCTCTTCAAAACTTTGCTCGCCGTTGTAGGTAAATTCATCATCCATATTTGTCTCCAACCGTTTTAGGTAGGGTAGGGTATATATAACCGCGTTACTACCTATTTGCTCTTCACATAACTGCTTTTTCCCTTGTTTATGTGCTGTTATATCTACTTATCTATTACTATTACCTAACACTACCTATAGTAATAAACCCAGTAAGAACGGGGATTTGAGGGCAGGTTGGCATGCAGTGTATAGGGTATGCTTTTCGAGGGTCATTCACACTCTTTTCTCCCGTGTCCAGTTATACTAGACAATACATCGACACGGCCATGACTAGTGCAGTGTCTCTAACCCTGCCTCCGTCAGCACCATATCCTTGATTTCATCCACGATAATCAGGCCCGAACCCTCGGCCATAAGCTGCGCTTCATGCCTTGAATCGGCCAGTAACTGTGGCCCGTCATAAAGCACCCCATCCCAAGTAAACTCCGTTAGAAATATCCTCATCTTTCCTCCTCCATAAGCTCAGTAGCCAGCCTGCCAGCACCAAACCATACAACAACGGGCAAGATAGCCAAAACACCCGCCACAAAGCTTACAGCCAGCGCAACATACCCCAAAGAGCGCTTGATCCTATGGTCAGTCGTCATATCCTCCGCCATAACCTTTATATCCTCCAGAATCCTCTTCATCTGGCTTGTCATAGTCGAGATCGTATACTTTCTTTCCATTACTTCTCCTTGGTTCTATTCCTTTCTCATGTAGGATGCGTGCCGCTTCCTTAAAATCAGGCATTCTTGGGTTTGAGATGCCCAAATCCCTCAAAAGCTTGGTCATCTGTATTGGTTTTGTCTGTCTGCTGCCAAATCGTACATGTTCGAGTATCAAATCCTCGACTGACGACTGGGTACGGTAAATTTCGTTGGAATCGTTCAACATTTCACGTTCATCGGGCGACAAAAACCAGTTCTTCTGCCCCTGAACGTACATAGTCTCCTTAACTTCGGCCCAGAGCTGTTGCATGTCGATTCCATGGTTAAAATTGATGCTTCTCACCGGAATTACCCAAAATCTTCGATTTCCAGACGTATCCGTCAAGAATTCACGGGCGTTGACGCTCGCATAGAACGCTGTACGCCGCTGATACCGCGAAAAGCCCCTGTCATACGGTAAACGCAGCTCGTCGCTACGCGCCGTTACAAAAGCTTTCAGCTGGTCGATATCAGACTTCTTAAACGTAGACTCAATCTCTCCCAGCTCCACGATCCAATGGCTTACAGCCCGTTTCACTGAGTCCTTGTCGCTTGGATTGAGCGTAGCACCCTCTAACAGCCAGCCACTTTCATAATTGGCCAGCCGCTTAAACCACAACGTCTTACCCAGCCCCTGACTGCCCTGAAAGACTAGGATGCCCTCTAGTTCCACTCCGTTTGGTTCACAAGCTGCCGCCACACAGCTTATCAGCCACTTCTTCATGAGCATCTCTTTCAATGCCTCGTTGTCTGGCGCTCCTATCGTATCTAGGAACTCCTGAAGGCGACTGCGGCCATCCCATGGCCGTGATTCCATCCACTCCTTAACAGGATTGTATTCCTTGGCCAAAATCTTCAAGTAATCCGAAACCTTGGTGTGAGGTATGCCCATGTTGATACACCGATTTTCAATCTCGATCAGACTGGCATCTTCTTTGAGGTCATCGATGAAGTTCATGTTGGGTATATCGATTTCCATCACTTTTTTAATAACATTGTAGACAACCCGGATACCTTGAACGGTCAGCACGCCGTTAATGTTCTCTTTGGTGTTCAGGTAACGCCCGTTCTTATTCTTAGAGAAGTCATACTCTACTGGTACGTCTATATTCCTGAGAGACGGTAGCAGCTCACCCTCAAGCGCCTTGGTCGCATTTTTGTGATCGTTGTAGTCGCCTTTTGTTTCTGGCATCCACACATCTGCCTGACCATTCTTACCCCGGATAAACTGACAGGCCTTAACCGCTTCCTTTTCACCCGTGTTGCTCTCTGGATCATTGTCTGCAATGAAGATGTGTTTGCGGTCACTGAAATGCTCCCACATAACCTCTGCGACAGGCGACAGGTTGTAGGCATCAAATGCGACGACAACTGGCTGCGAGAAGTCAGCGTAGTAACTAGCCGCTGTTGCGTAACCCTCAGCGTAGTTGACTACGTCACTGGTTTTTAAAATTTCATCACCGAGTATAAAAAAGCTGCCGCTTTTTTTAGAACCAGTAAGAAACTTTTTGCTGCCGTCTTCACTGATGTACTGGATACCGACAATCGTCAGCTGACCATCGTACATGGGGATCATCAGCACGCCCTGTTCGTTTTGTCTTAGCCCGTAGCTCAAGACCTCCTTCCTTTCTAGGTAGGGATGGCGCTCAACAGGTAGCGCACGTTCCCATGCAGACTGCGCTCGTTTCGCTGCCTTGTTATAGTTCTCTGCCTTCTTGACTTCTGCCTGTCTCTGTAATTCCTTGATCTCTTCTTTCTGCTCTTCAGTAAGCTTGTAGTTTCCCTGATGCTCCGGTTTGAAAATTGCGGTAGGCTCGGTAGCCGATACCCTGTAGTCGCCTAGCCGCCCAAACGGTACAGCTTGGTCGGTCCACAATTGATACCAGCCCACTAGCTTGCGAGAGTTGCCCACGTTGATGTAAGCTCTACCAATGCTGCCGTCTGCGACTAATCCTTTTTTCGGATCTGGCTCTAATCCATTCTGAGATAAGAAATTAAGAAACTCGCTTCGCACATC